GATCAGCGATCACTTTCTTGTCTTCGGTATCTTCAAATTGCTCTTGAAGATGTGATACTTTCGCTTTCTGGATACCAGATGGGAAATAGTTTTCACGCAATGTTTCAAGTTTCTCTACAAACTCTTCCTCTGTGGAAAAGTCAACACTCTCTGCGAGTGATTTGAGTTTCTCTACTTGTGTTGCGGTTAAACCTTCACATACTCCGACTGTCAATTGTTCTTTAAAAGCTTCTGTCAAAGCTTTTTTATATTCAATGTTGGTTTCAATTTCTTCATTGAGTTTGGTTTCGAGGTCTTCCACTTTAGCGGCCAACTCTTCTACCAAATCAACTTTGTCTTCTGGAACATTGATATAGTTTTCTGCAAACAGATTACGTAGACCAGCAATAAAGTCTTCAGTGATTTCGGAACGCAAACCGCTTTCGATAGCGATTTCATTCTCTTCCATCCACTGCTCTACTACGTAGTTCAGGTAGTCATCTACCTTCTCGGTTAAATCTTGTTTGATTGTCTCAACTGCCTCTTCAAGCATGTCTGCATATTGAGATTCGATTTCTTCTTGAATTTGGGTAACACGGTCTATGACACGTGCTTCGAAAATGGTTACCGCTTTCGATTTGAAATCTTCTGAAATAGTGGAGTCATCACCAAACAAGGCATTGACATCTTCTTTCATACGTGATTTAAATTCAGCGATTGCATCTGCATCATCTTGATCGTCAAGCAATTCTTCGTCTTGCTCTTCATCTTCACGCATGGTGTTTTTACCAACATGGTTTTGAGTGTCTGGCGATGCAGCAGAGGGTTTAGTTGTGGGAGCCGTTGCAGACTTAGCACCTTTGGTTGCATCGATTTTATTCGAATCGTCCATTGGTTTACCATTCTGTGGTGTAGGACCACCTAAGTCTTGGACACCAGCATCTTCAGGTTTTTGCATTGGCATAGTAGCCGCTGACTTCTTGCTTCCTGCAAGGATTTCAGCCGCCGCTTCCATGAGTTTGTTTGTTGCCATTGGGATATCTCCTTATGATTTCTTATTTATAAATTTTAAAGTTTTGATAGGTAATTTTCAAATAGTTTCAGAGCAACTTCTTCTACCTGACGGGAAGGTGCTGCGCGAATTTGCCTCTTAGCATTGTCGAAATCTACTTCGACAAAACGACCTTCGACAAACAACCATTCTTTATTTTCCATTATTCCTTGAACAAAGGCACCTGGAGCCGATGGATCAGCTACAATGTCTGCTGCGGTAGCAAGGCGTAGATCATCTTGTACCAAGTTGTAACCTTCTTTGGTCATGACAACAGAACCCATAGCGCGGCTAGATACACCAAGATTAACCCCTGAATCGATAAAGTTCTTAACAATTTGACCATACGGTGTCTCCAGTATGAGTGCTTTACCACGAAAGGTATTACCATCTTCTACTAGACTTACAATCTTATGAGACACCCGTTCCAAATTAAGTGAAGGTGTGTCGGGGTGTCCTAGTTCACCAAGAGCACGATTGGTATCGATATAATCTTTGGTGTAACGTGCAACTTCTTGGCGAAGTGTATCCATTTTGTACATACGGTTGTTTCGATTGACTTCATTGCCAACCAAAAAACGACCTTCAATGTACATGTTCTTTTTACCACTCTCGGCGGTTTCGGTAAGATACTGTACCTCTTCTATATGTTCTTTAATTAGTTTCATGATAGAGAAACTCCTGTGTATGGATCAACATTAAACGTTGATTGTTTACTTATTTCTATAAACAAAGTTCCACCAGTTACAACAACAACATTAGCATTTGGCCATGCTGTATTACCAACTGAAATTGAATAACCCCAATCATCAAGACGAATTTCACCTGCATTATGGAGTGATACAATATTAGCACTGTTTCGATGGATTTGAATGTTCCCATTAGTAGACCAATTTAATCTCTTGATATCAAAAGAAGTAATGGATTCAGTATTGGGACTTGCTCGTAAATCATTGTTCGAAAAAACATAGGTGCCAGCACCTTCAATTCGAATAATTGAAGTACCTCGTAGTGTGTTGTTAAAATCAATTGGCATTTTACTTTAGTCCTATAGATGTTCTTCGGCGCATCGACATCTTCCTTTTAATCAATGTACGCCTTAATTTTGCTCTTCTTGTTGTTTTCCAGGAACGTTTTAATTTACGTGCCTTTGCTAATCTTACTGTAGCAGGAATTCTTCTTACCGTATTTCCTGATATCCTATAACCTTTAAGTCCAGACTTTCTAGTATTACGCTGAACTATAATTCGACCTTTAGTGTTCCTACGAATACGCCTACGAATCTTGTTTATGCGACCCATCTTCACTACATTTGGATTGCGTTTAATTGCCTCATCCAAATCTTCCCATTCAACTTCTTCAAACATATCATCGACAACAAACGGCTTTGCCTCTTCCAACTTCTGTGCAACAAGTTGATCCAGACGAGCAAAGATAACTTCTCTAGCTTCCTCTAACTTAGATTTTAAAATATGTTCTACAAAACTCATAAGTCTTATTGAAACTCTCTTCGGTATTAGTTAATGATTCTACAAACTTTTCTTTGTTACCTTCTGTCAGTTTAGAGTAAGCATGTAAAATATGCTCAATCATAGAAGTATCAAGTTCAACTAATGCACCATCACTAAGTTCTACAGTCTGCTCTTCTTTTTCTTCTTGTATTACTTTTAATTGTTCTATAAAATTCTCAGCTTGAATTACAGAGTTGAAAGCAGGTCCATAAGGAACACTGAAGTGCCTCTTTAACTTGTCACTATAGTAAAGGGCAATACGTGTACCGTCAGGATAAAGACGAACCGCCTTCCTTCGGATTACAAGTATTACAGGAGGATCAGGAAAAACCATGTTATCTGTTGAGGCTTCCTTTAACTTATCCTTTTTACCTTTTGTATATTCCAATCTTTCTCCTGTTTTATCTCCAATTCTAATGCGGTGTGCTCTAATTTTATAACCAGCTTTACTGATTTTAAAATTAGCAGAATTTAAAACACCTTCATTAAAATCTTCTAAAGACTTCATTCTTCTTCTGAGACTTCTTCAGAATCTTCTTCAACTTCTTCACCTTCTTCATTACCACCAAAGATAGCTTTAGCTAATTCTTGTTTATGTGATTGCAATGCATCAAATGCTTTAGCGGAAAGTATTCCATCTAATGTATCTTTTGCTTCTGCATTGTCACCTGCGGCAATATTACTAATAAAATTTTGAATATCCATAACGACTCCTATTTACGCTTTTTATTTATGTTGACCACAGATTTGTTTACTTCATCATCCAAAGCTGGTGTCAATGATTCTTGATCTTCAGTCTCATCAACTGAGTTATCTTCTGGTTCAGCTTGCTCACTACCCGGATCAGGAGCCTGACCCATTACTGGACCTTGCATATTATCGGGTAACGACTCTTGTTCCTCTGCAAGTTGTTCATCCATCTGTTCAATCTCCTCATCCGTCATCATCAGAATCTTGTTCTTGACATAATGATTAGAGAAGTAACGACCAATGTATGGATCAACCAACTGCAACATCTGTAAACGGTTCTGCAACAACTCTGCTGCACGAAGTTCAGTAAAGTTATTGTCTTTCTGGAAGTCATAGTAGATGTCTTCTTTGAAATCTTCCCACTCTTCCGATGTACAAATACCTTTGAGTACCAATTGAGTACGCAAAGCATGATCGAATAACTGTGTAAACTTATTACGAAGTCTGGTAACAAACTTGGCAAATTTTAATTCGTCACGGGTAACTTCTTGTGAACGACCCATGCCAGCAAAACCACCACCACTTTCTTCAAGGCGTGAATAAGGTACGTTCAAGCACTGTAATAGTTTCTTCTGGAAGTATTTAACATCTTCCAATTCACCTAAATTTTGACCTGCCGGTAAGGTAGTAATCTCGGTACCTTTACCACCTTCACGGCGGGGTAACCAGAAATCTTCAAGCATTGACATGTGCTTACGTTCATCACGTAGTTCACCTGTGTTAGCATCATAGACCATCTTGTTACGATACTTGACCATAACATCACGTAAGTATTGTTCAGCTTTACCTTTAGGTAAGTTACCAACGTCAATGTAGAATATACGGCGTTCAGGGGCACGACTAATACGGTAGATAACAATCGCATCTTCAATCATTCTAAGTTGATTGAGTGCTTTAATTGCTTTATGTAGATATGAAATAACAAATGTATTCTTCGCATCCATCAAACCAGAGTTCACATTGATAATTGAATCTGGTGCAATACGAATACCTTGACCTACATTTGATGTAAACGTTTGAGTAGTCTGTCCTTTATCATTAAAGACATAATACTCTGCGGTAGATACAATAATTGATGCGCCTGTTTTAGGGTCACGATCTTTTTTAATCTCACGCACTTTACGAATCTTACGTGGATCAATGTACCTTAATTCTTGTATACCTTCTTTAGGATTCTTATCGTTGACGATAACATGATAGAACAATCGTCCATCAATGTACCAACGTTTAAATAAGTCATCTGCAAGGTTAGAAAAGTTCAACATCTTTAAGACGTTCTGAAACTCTTCATTGATTTTCTTTTTAATTGATTCAGGTTGTTTGAGATTATCCATTACGATATCGCAAACTTTACCTGCTTCATCATGGGAGATTGCTTCGTTGACAATCTCATCGATTGCCATATCTAATTCTGGATGATTGGACATCTCACGATAACGAGTGATAAGTTCAATCTCATTACGAACTGAACCCTCTAAGTCAACATATGTACCGTAATATGCATTTTGGGTAACGGTAACTGCACCGTCATCAATAGCTTCGGTAGGCAACGCAAAAGATGCCTGTTCAGGTTTTTCTTTCTGAACGACATCTTTTGTGCCTAACGTAAAGCCGAATAATTTTATCGCCATTATTTTTTCATTCTAAAGTATTAAAAGTTGGGGAAAACCCCCAACTCCTAGATCACGCCATCTGCTACTGCTTGCCACCATTGGTAGGTCAGAGTAACAGAAAAGTCTTCAATTACATCATTCGAACCCCAATCAACATCGATTGGTGTCACATCTGTTGGGAACATTCCAACAAACTGATATTGCTTCAAGGAATTACCAGCCTTACCAAATTGCGTAACTTGACCATCTACGGTATAACCCAATGGAGTACCTGCCGCTGGATTACGAATATTTAGATTGTGGCTATTGATGCCATTCATCCAACGTTCAAACGCATTACGAACCACAAAGTCTTCATCATTAATAATTGTTACTGTCCAATCTGCAAAGGTACGATTACCTGCAAACTTTAACTCACGACCAAAGTACGACATAGGAACAGAGTTAACGGTAGAGCCTGGTAATTGTGCGGTCTTACACATGAAAGTCATTTTAGTTTGTGCGTTTCCTGGCAACGAGAATGCAGGAAACGGCATACTAACCTCAAACAGATTGGGACGAGCACCGTCCCCCTGTAATTGAGAACGGAATTGATTTACATTAAATGCCATTTATTTTCTCCTGTTTCTCTCTATTTAGAACGATCCTACAACTTCATTGAACGATACGCCTGTACGAACTGCGACAAAGTTCAACTGAATGAAGTTGATTGAACGTGCTGGTTTAATATAAATGTCACCAATAAACTGATTTGAATCAATTACCTGACCTGTGTTATTAGTTTCATCGCAGACTACACGGAAGTCAGTGATACCACGGCGACCTTGTACATCACGCAGGAATGGTTCCACGATTGCTACAAATTGAGCACGGGTAAACTGATCATTGAATTCGAACAATGAGAAACGTGCTGCACGGCTG